CCAAGCCGGGAAGTTTGGTAGATCGTTCAATTTGGTTCCTTATCCATTCGGGGCCACCCAACTGCATCAACTTGATGCGCTGAGTCTGGGTTAGCTTGATGCTGTAAAACACGTTCAACGGTTCGCCGGGTCGCTTTGCGCTCAAGGTCGTTTCCTCGGTAGTGCCGCCCAGTGCGTCCAGAACTGCGTACCCGGCAGTGCTTCGTAGTGCCCCATTGTTGCCACACCTGACCTGCCAAGCAGCAAGACCTTGACCCCGGTGGGCGTGTTCTCGTCAATCGGTATCCAGTAATAATCATCGGCTACCACTGCCGTGTGGGTGCTGTCTAACCGAAACTTGATCTGTCTTTCTAATTCTTCAAAGGCTTCATCTTCAGTCATGATTGCGCTCCTTCAGAATCTTTTGGGCTACATACATCCCGGCGTGAAATGCCAGCTTCATCTGTGAAGTAATCGGGGCAGACTCTTTGTTTACATCTTCATCCGTCAGCCCTTGCCACTTGCGCTTGGGCGAACTAACCCAGCCCTGACAATCTCCTCGCTCAGTGGCCTCACAGTGTGTGCAAGCCCCGCCTACAAACTCGCAAGGCTTTACTTCTTGTTCAGTATCTCTAGTCATGTGTTGCGCTCCTTTAGTTTGGCTTCAATGGCAATACGAAGGTCATGCAAATTGCCCCTTCTCGCAATCACAGCAATTTCATCAATTTGATCATCCGTCAGCGGCTTGCGCTGTGCTGCGGGTGGGGTGGTGAAATACTCAACCCGATCAAACCCGCCAGCGCCCATGCAGTCGCAGCTTGTTGGATGCACTTGCTCATACGCATGACCGCAACCATTACAACGATAGAACACCACCGGCTCCTGCTCTGGCTGTGCTGCTGGTGGGGTGACATAGCCAAACAGTTCAGCGAACTCACGCAACATATACGTCCCGCGACTGCCATCGTCAAACGTAATGTCTGGCGATCCCCCAGCGGTTAAAGACACTATTGTTCCAATGCTTTCGTCCTCTAGGCAGATAACTTTGTCGCCTGCTTTTGGCATACGCATCTGCTCCTGCTCTGGCTGCTCCAGTGCTTGCTTGATTGCAAGTATTGCATCTGCGGCAACATCCTTGTCTGTTACTAGACAATCGCTAAAACAACAGTGTTCCAACGCCTCCAGCGCCTGCTGCATTACTTCTCTGTCAGTCATGTGTTTCCCCTTGCTCTGATGGCGGCGGCAAGACCGATTGAAGAGAACTGGTGCTCCTCGCACACCTTCGCACACTCCTCACGCTCGGCAGCGGCAACAAGGTTGGCAAAGCGCTCAAGGTCAGTCCACTTCAAAACACCGCTGTCACTAATCCACGCCATCGGCATCCCAGCCTTTTGCGCCAGCTTGATGATGTCGTCTTTGGTCATGTCAAGTACCCCACAAGGAAAGCAAACGCTGCAAGCGAGATCGTGGTGATCGCCACCGCAAGGGACAGTGCAAGCCAGTCGGGTTTGTAGAGGTCTTCTACTTCATCGTCTTGGTTGTGGTCGTTCATGTCCGATTCCCCCGGCTCGGCAGGCTGAACGCCCTCAGACTCCCAGCCCTCGGCACTTGGGCGGTGTAGTCACCGTCGCCTGTGCGGTAGGTGTCACGCTGCCACAGGTCGTTCTCTGCGGCGCGTACTTCACCCGGCTGCTTCTCGCGCTCGGTGTACTTACCCATGCTTTGCCGAGCTTCCCGGCTCAAGGTTAGGCTCGGGGTACGCACCATGTGAGTGGGGGTGCGGTTGACTTTGATTTCTTCTAGGATGCTCATAGCGGACTCTCTTCGTGGTTGTTGGGGTTGAACGGCAGCTTGCCCATTGGCACTGCTGGCGGTAGTTCAGTAGGGAAAGGCCAGATCGTCATACTGCCTTCTCCGCATCAGACAAGAACTTGCGCAGGCGTTTAATCCTGGCGTCTTCGTAGCTGACCACACTGGTAGCATATTCAACAGCACTGTGGGCTTCCAGGCGGTGCAGTTCAGCCTCTGCAAGTTCAGTAGCCGCCATCTCCACTGGCGTCAAGCGGCGAGTCATCCTCTTAAATTGTTGCATTAGGGTCATGGTCGTTTTCCTTCTTTTAATATCTCCAGCCGTTCCCGGTTGGCTCGCATGGTGCAGTAGCGTTGGTGGATACGCTCCAGCATAGTCACTCTACGGTGCTTCAATCGTTCTTCATCCAGCAAAGCCAACAAGTCAGCCTCGGTGTAGTTAGGCAGGTTGCTTTGAAATTTTCTCCAGGTCAGCAATTCTCTTCTCCAGTTCGGTGATATGGGCGGTCACCTTGTTATAGGCCCGGCTGGCGCTGTTATGCGTCCGGGTGCGGATCAAAAGTTCGGCCTGTGCGGCCCTCAACTTAGCTTTGAGTTGGGTAAGTCTGTTCATGTCAAGAAGTTTAGCACAGTTAATTGTTATGTTGAATCTTTCTTCAACATCATTCCTGATGCTGTACCGGGATCAATCACAATCCAACCGTTCTCATGAACTTCAATCAGCTTGGCGTCCAGCAGGTTGATGATGTACCGGGCGTTCTTGCCATCGATCAGGTTTCGGCGGGAACCGGCTGCCATCGCCCCGGCAAAGTTTGAAATGCCATTGGCAACCGCATACTCGCGCATCACTGACTTGGTAAGGTAAGGTGCGCCGCCTCGCTCCTCTGCGCCGGACGACCACCAGGCTTTCTCAAAGTCCGCAAACCCAAGCGACTTATCCTTTTGCTTAGACTCAGGCACTTCACCCTTCACTACCACTGCACTAGTGACCGCCTCGCCATCTTCATCAAACCAACCAGGTATCGCCACCGACTCCAAGTCAACATAGACCGGCGTTGCCATCTCGGCGTCTTTGCTCTTGCGCTGCACAATCTCAATGGACTTGTCGCCCTTGGCGGGTATAACGCTGATCTCAATGTCCAAGGCTCCACGCCATGCAGATGAGCCTCGCGCCCGGTGCTGGGCCTCCTCGCTGACGCCTGTGTGGTGAACCAGAATTACCGTGCAGCCAAACTCTTGCATGAGTGCAGCGCAGGCGTCCAGCATGGTCTTGGCATCTTGGGCTGAGTTCTCATCACCGGCCATGAAGCGGTGCAAGGTGTCCACCGTAATCACATCAGGCTTGATCTTGAGCGCCCGTATGGCCTCCACTACTTTCAGGTAGCCCTCTGCGGTGTTGAGGTCACATCCAGCCTCAGATGACCAAAAACTTGGATCAGAAATATTGTTTTGATGCCCCCAAGCTGCAAGCCTGCTTTTTAAACCATGATGCCCTTCGCCTGCCAAATAAACAATGTTGCCGGGTCTAACCTTGTGGCCGAACCAAGTGGCTTTGCCACTGGCAATGTGCAACATCCAATCCAGCACCACAAACGTCTTGCCGCCGCCACTAGGGCCGTGAATCATTACCAGTGCCTTGTCTTGTATCCAGTGTTTCACAAGCCATGAGATGGGCGCAGGCTGCGAAGCTGTAATGATAAATTTGTTGAGTTTGTATTCAGAAGTTGACGGCTTGAGCAACAAGGCCAAGTCATGCCCCGCTTGGACGTAATCATTGGCGTCACCAAGGACGGGCGGTGTTGTCATGCGTACCCCATACTTAGCGCTGGCCTGCTCGGCGTAGCGTTGCCCCACACCACTAGCGTCATGGTCAGCCACGATGCAAATGTCCAGCGTCGGGTGGCCTTCCTTCAGGATGCCCGTCACCGGCACTAGGTTGCTGGCGCTGTAAGCCACCGCGCAGGGCTGGCCTGTGACTTCGGCAATGGTGGCTGCCGTGGCAAATCCCTCGGCAATGTAGAGTGTGGTGGCGTCATCCATGCTGCCGACCAACCAATACATTGAGCCGGTCTGTCCACCAGGGTGATACAGCTTGCCACCTTGATGGTCAATGTACTGAATGCTGGAGAGTTCGCCGTCTGAGTTGTACAGCGGCACCATCAGCCTGCCGTCGCCCGTGATCCTTGCGCCATGCGTCTTGATGCCTTTGCGCTGTAGATAGGGATGCTCTGCGCTTGCTGCCCCGGCCTGCGACCAGATCAGATCGACGGTATTGGCAGCCACCTCACGCGCCTTTTTTACTTCCGCATCACGCTGGGTCTTGGCCTCCGCCAAGCGCCGGGACTGCGCCATCTCCTCCACCGGCGTCAGGCTGCGGCCAATGTCTGCTTTCCAACTAGATTCAAATCCAGAGCGCCAGCAGCCAAAGCGACCTGCTGGTACGCCATCAGAAAACACCACGTACCAACCAGGCTTGTCGTGGCCCTTTTCGCCCTTAGTGCCACTGTTGAAGCGGTGCAGCTTGCCGTCCAAATAGATTACATCTGGTGGCTTTAGCCCTGCGCCAAGCATGGCGTCTTTGAGTTGAATGTCAGGCGCATCAACCTGCTTTTGAGAGGGCGGCGACCAAGGGCCACCGAGAATATTTGAGAGGTCTGCCATTTATTTTCATCTTTCGTCATAAAGTTGTTGACACTGTACCATGAACTTGTGCTACACTGCAACCACGTTCCGAACTGAGTCCAGACGGGAACGCAAACTGAAGGAGAGCCAAATGGCTATATCGTTGAAACGTACCGGCGGCCTTGCAGCCAACGGCGTGAAGCTGCTTGTCTACGGGCAAGCGGGGGCTGGCAAGACCAGCTTGATTAAGACTTTACCGCATCCCGTGGTTCTGTCTGCCGAGGGAGGTTTGCTGTCTTTACAGGACGCTGACTTGCCTTATCTGGAAATCACCAGTATGGATGACCTGCGGGAAGCCTACGCTTGGGTGGCAGATAGTGACCATAAGTCAGTGGCTTTGGACAGTATCAGCGAGATTGCTGAAGTCTGCTTGAACACCGAAAAGAAAAACAACAAAGACCCACGCGCTGCCTACGGCGCAATGCAGGAACAGATGAGCGATATCATCCGCGCCTTCCGTGACCTGCCCGGACGTCATGTCCTGATGACCGCCAAGCTGGAGAAGACGCAGGATGAGATGGGCCGGGTGCTGTATAGCCCATCAATGCCGGGTATCAAGACCGGCCAAGCACTGCCTTACTTCTTTGACGAAGTGCTGGCGCTGCGGGTGGAGAAGGATGCTGAGGGCGGTACGCAACGCGCCTTGATGTGCGACAGCGACGGGTTGTGGCTTGCAAAGGATCGTAGCGGCAAGCTGGGAACCTGGGAAGCGCCAGACCTTGGCGAGATCATCAACAAGATTGGGGGTGTGGCATGAAAATCAAAATCATGGCCCATATCCATTATCAAAAGTTTGAGTGGGAAGAAGAAGGCACCTACAGAATTGCCTCATTTAAGATGGACGACACTGAAGACCGCAGTTATGTCGGTCAACAAGAAGTCGAGTTTGACGCACCTGAAAACTACGATCCTACCGCCCAAAAGATCGCAGCCTTGCAGGCGTTAAAACAAAAAGCGCAAGATGATTTTGCAAAGTCAATCTACCAAATCAACGAAAAGATCAGCAAACTGCAAGCACTGGAGTACACCCAATGAACTCACTTTACCAACGCTGGCTCGACGCCAAGAAACTCGAAGCCGCTGCCGTGGCTGAGCGCCGGGAACTGGAAGACCTGATGGTTGAAACTTTTGCCATCCCTAAAGACTTGGATGGCACTGTCAAACACGCCATTGACGGTTACGTCATCAAGACTGAGGGCCGCATTAATAAAAAGATTGACGCCGACAAGTTGCAAATGCTGGCTGCTGAAGCCGGTCTGTCTGAACACCTTTCCAGCTTGTTTCGCTGGAAACCAGAAATCAACGCAAAGGCATGGGGCGCGGCTGCTGAAGCCGTGACCGGGCCATTGCTTGGTGCTATCACGTCCACCCCTGGACGCCCCACTTTTTCAATCACAAAGGAATAATCATGGCTTTTCTCGACGAAGAATTCAGCGTTGACTCGCTGCCCGTTTCCACCTCCAACTTTGAGCCATTGCCTGAGGGCTGGTACAACTCCTCAATTACCGGCGCTGAGATCAAGGCCACCAAGGCTGGAGACGGCAAGTACATTGCTGTCAAGTACACCATCACCGGCCCGTCGCATCAAGGCCGGGTGGTGTTCGGCAACTTGAACATCAAGAACGCCAGCACTAAGGCGGAAGAGATCGGACGCCAGCAGCTTGGCGAGATCATGAGAGCCATAGGCCTTGCCAAGGTGCAGGACACTGACCAACTGATCGGCGGCAACTTGGGCATTAAGCTGGTCGTCAAGACTGGTGAGTATTCCGGGAATGAGATCAAAGGCTACCGCGCTTTGGGTGGCGTGACACCGGCTGCGGTTGCGCCATTCAAACCAGTTGGGCCTGCTGCTGGTGCTGCACCGGCGAAGTCTGCGCCACCTTGGGCTAAGAAGTAAGCAAAAAAAGACCCCGCTTGTAACGGCGGGGTCAATATAGCAACAACAACCAACAGGAACACCAACCATGAGAATCCCTGAGCCAGATATTACCATCACATCCCTGATCGATCAAGCCCATGAAGCCCGTACTGAGAAGCCCCGCGCCCATATGGGTTGCTCTACTTTAGGCCACCACTGCGAACGGTGGCTTTGGCTGTCGTTCCGCTGGGCGGTGGTTGAGAAGTTCCAAGGCAGGATCCTGCGACTGTTTAGGCGTGGCTTTAACGAGGAAGCGCAAATCATCAGTGATCTCCGCGCCATTGGCATGAGCGTGTCAGGCACCCAGCGCCGGGTGAATTTTGGCAGCCATGTATCGGGTAGTCTAGACGGTATCGGTAAGGGCGTACCTGGTGCGCCTAAGACTGAACACGTACTGGAGTTCAAGACCCATTCGCTGAAGTCATTCAACGACTTAGAGAAGAATGGCGTGGCAAAGAGTAAGCCTGCACATTACACGCAGATGCAAGTGTATATGCACGGCACCGACCTAAAACGTGCTTTGTATGTTGCCGTGTGCAAGGACGATGACCGCATTTACACCGAGCGCTTGGAGTATGACCGTGACCATGCGGTAAAGGCAATCGACAAGGGGCAAAGGCTGGCGCTGACCGACCGCCTGCCACCACCAATAAGCACTGACCCGACATGGTTTGAATGCAAGATGTGTGCAGGCCATGACTTTTGCCACGGTTCAAAGACCACCAAGCAGGTCAACTGCCGCACCTGCGCCCATATCACGCCGTTGTCTGATTCAACCTGGCACTGCGCCAAGTGGGACGCCATCGTGCCGCTAGACGCCCAGCATACCGGCTGCGAGAGCCACGTTATCCATCCCGATTTGGTTCCCTGGAAACGCTTAGAGGGGCTAAGCGACTGGGTTGCAGTCTATGAAATTGAAGGACAAGGCATTGCCAATGGTGAGCCGGGTGAAGGGGTGTATGGCAGCAAGGAATTGTTGGCTAACACTGCCGCCTGCGTCT